GATCCAGTACAAGATGCAGCACACACGATGAACCAATTAGGTGCAACTGAATATCATCTGACTGGTAATTTCACCAAGGACGGACATGTTCAAACATTTAACTTTGAAGTAAAGAAACGCGAAAAAACGGATGATTCTTCTGAAGAAATTGATGATTACTTTTACATTGGAAAGGGGGAGTAACAATGGTTAAATATAATAATTCAACCTCTCATAGAGGTCACAATGCAATCGTACCCGGGGCGAGTGGTTGTGGACTAAAAGAGCACGAAGTAGCACAAAAGATTCATGACAAGTTTCGTGCAGCGACTAAGGCTGTTGATGCGACAGACAACGTGGGACGAACTGCCAATGATAACCTGTATAACATCGTTCGAAATATGAATGCTGTTGGCAAGTCTTTCCATGTCAGCCACCATTTGAACGCCTTTAACGGTACTGCGAATGGGTTTGAAGTCTGGTATTACGCTGGTAATGCTCAGGCGAAAAAACTAGCAGAAGAAATCTGTGCAGAAGTATGTAAGGTGACCGGATGGGTAAATCGTGGAGCGAAGGCCACTACATCTTTATATGTGATTAGAGCTTCAACAGGATCAGCAATTTTAATCGAATGGGGATTTGTAGATAGTCAAAAAGATATGGATATCATGGCTAAGAAAATGGACGAAGCAGTCAATGCAGCATTGGAAGTTATGGGCTATGGATCAACATCAACAGGAGGGAACAATACAGTCGCAAATAAAGTGAACTATCAAACAAAAACTGGATGGTACGAAGTAATTAAAGCAGACACGTTTTATTGCGAACCAGAGTTAAAAAATAAATCAGGATGGAATGCAGCAATTGGCCAACGGATCGCAGTGGATGAAGTTGTGAAAATCAAAGGGAAAGATGGCACTGTCTATACTCGTGGTAAAACTCGACTAGGCAGCGTGATCAGATACATTACATTGCGCGATGACACTCTTAAAAAAGTTTAAACAAATAGCCCGCTTCTGCGGGCTTATTACATAAGAAGATGTTATGATGAAACAGTTTTTTGAACGAATTCTAGAACTCCCAGAATTAAAATTATTTCTCGATTATTGGTATGTCTGGCTGATTATAGCGTTAGTTTTAATTATTATTCATAAAACTTTGCTTAAACGAGCGTGGAAGCAATGAATTCTTTACCAAGTGATGAAATTCTATATCCCATATTCTGTTTACCCACATTGCCAAGAACTATAGAATCAATCTTTTTATCTAGTATTCCAAAGTCAGACAGTACGTTTAAACTTCCATCAATTAACTCTTGAGGTTGACCAGGGTAGTTTATGCTTCCTGAAAAAACGTCTCCTTTACTGGATAGAAAAGCTATTAATTCAATTTGTATAGGGGTTAATTGGCTTAATATTTCAACAAAATATTCTTCTCGATCCCAATTTAATTTATTTATTCCTAAGATACAATTCTTGTACAAATTTTTATATAGATTAAACTTTGACTGGTTTCTAGATTTTTCTATGTCTTCGTTAATAGATTCCAATACTCCCATTAATTGGTCTCTATCTCGTTCGGGATAGAAGACTTCTGGTATATTTTGCTTGATCTGTTCCAACTCTTCATTTAGTTCTTTATAAAATCGTTCAATTCGTTTAAATCTTTTTTCGTTTTGGCGACCAAAGTAAATTGTTTGAATAGGTGAACCAACGACTGGTATTGCACCAATGCCGGCTTCGATCGCCAAATTTAGATAATCCTTTGGAGTTAAATTGTCATCTTTATTTGCCATAAATATTCTCCTTTCTTTAGACTTAGTATATTACTAAGTCCACACGAACAGAAAGAGAACGTTATTTACGTTTTTAAAACTATAGTGCTTCTTCTGTTTACCAATGCTTATTCTTATGATAACCTTTTCAAAAAGGAGGTTTTTTATGTCTTACAAGTGTCCAATTTGTCCGGATGGTTTTTTTGAGATTTCTAAAACAAGAAATGGTCAACCAGGATTCAGAATGACAGACTATGACTTGGATTCTCAAACCTGTGATTGTGATGTATATCCGAATGAAGTAAATCTTATGGCTATTGAAAGTTATAAAGAAAAAGGCTACGATACTAAATGTGACTTGTGTAATAAAGAGGTTGCTGTAATCGAGTATGATTATTATGATAAAGACGATAATTATCATTACAAAGAGACAAAGATATGTGCTAAATGTTTTGGAAATGTAGCAAAAAAAGACCCTAGCGAAAGCTAAGGTCTTTTTTCATTGCTTCGAATTCAATCATGATCTTCGTTTTTCCAATCACCGAATACTTCTTTACAACAAACTGTTTCCGATCGTTATACTCACCAGTAACTACTATCCGCATTCCTTCGTCCACATCAGCCAAAAAGTTTAAACTGTGAGCAGCAATCAAGCAGTTTACTCCATCAAGCGAGAAACGCACTAAAGGGGTCCCCGACATCTTCAACACTCGTATCTTCGATACATGACCTTTCATCGTTTTCATAACAATCACCTCCGTAAGCTTGTACATAATAGCAACAATCCGTTTTACCCAAAGCGACAGCAACATAAAACTCGACACATTTTGAGCCGAATAAAGCTTCCTGTGACTCAGAAATACTGTCAGGAAATTCGTTTATAAACTCGGAATAGGACAAATAACCTTGCTCGTATTGGCTGATTAAGTTCATTACACATCAAACCACTTTTTCTCAGAAAAGAAATCTATATTTCGAATTTCACCATATTCTATGAGAGTGGATTCGATGTAGATTCCCAGATCATTGTGCCCAGACAGAAACCCGGTTATATCAGGCATGAATTTTCCCAACTGAGTGTAATTTAGTTGCACGGCTAACTTTTTGTGTTTCATAAGCGCTTCTTGAAGAAACTTTCCTATTTCTTCTTCATCCATTTCTGGTTTAGGAGGGCATACATAAGCTAACTCTTTGTCGACTCTATCAATATCAGTTGTATGTTCAGACAAGAAGAATCCTATCCACTTTAATTTTTTACGATCCTCATAAGGTTTAATCATTCCCAT